TAGTGAACGTGCGGTGGTGGAAGTGAAAAAGAAACTTCCTAACCGCACGCTTGCCCAAAACAGCTACTTACATCTTCTTTTAGGATATTTCGGTAGTGAGTACGGTTGTAGCCTTGACGAAGCCAAAATTGACTTCTATAAGAGAACTTGCAACCGTGATTTGTTTGAACGCAAAACGATCAACAAGAAAGGTGAAGAAGTAACTTATTTACGCAGTTCGGCAGAACTGACAACAGGGGAAATGACTTTATCTATTGAGCGTTTTCGTAATTGGAGCACGGCACAGGCAGATATTTATCTACCGGCTGCTAATGAACATCAAATGTTGGTATATGCCCAGCAAGAAATTGAACGTAACAAAGAATTTATTTAATCATTTTATTTTATGGACAAATTTTTAGGTCAAGAAATCCCCGAAAAGGATAGATGGCAGTTCTTACAGGACAATGCCGATGCAGTGGAAGAGATTGGCTATACTCATCGCTTTACACCGGATGAGTTGGCTCAAAAGAAAGAATCTCTTGCTGAAACCTCAATTCAAATTAATGATATTGAGATTGAGAAAAAAGAAGCTATGGAAGCATTTAAGGCTGAATTAAAACCTTTAAATGAAAGAAAACAGGAACTTCTTGAAAACATAAAGAAGGGCTCTGAATATGTTGAAAATGAAGAGTGTGTAAAAATTCTCTATCATGAAGAAAAGATGGCCGGGTATTACAACAAACTTGGTGAGCTGGTTTATTCCCGTCCTATCATGCCGCAGGAAATGCAAAGAACTATTTTTAATATTAACCGTAAAACAGGAACAGAATCATGAGCGAAAACAAATTAAACGTGGTTGTACCGAAAGATTATAATGGTACGCCTATTGAAGTAGTATTGAGAGAGGGAACAGCCCCCGAACAACTGGAGATAAAAGAGCCGGAAAGGGTTATGATAGACGGGACGATTGATGCGCCTTACAGATGGTTAGAGAAACGTATTGATTTAATCAACCAAAAGTCTTCCAATATTATCGTGAATCGTGACAAGATGGGGATGATTTTAACGATTAACGAAACAAATTATTACCAAGATGCCATCACCGGTGTACTTCAGCCGTCCAAAGAGATGGTAGAGTTCGGCATTAATACCGATAAGAAATGGGAACCTATCAAATTATCGCAGTTTTTGAAGATGCACCGAGCTTTCTTTACTGACAAGTCGCAGAACATGATGCTTGTTTCTACTTTGAAGAACTTCAAGGCAAAAGTAAACCAAGACATCGAACGCAGTAAGGAGGAAAATGGCAGTAAGGTGGATAACTACTCACAGGTGGTTGATTCCAACCTTCCAAAATCTTTCAAACTAAACATCCCTCTTTTCAAAGGTTTTGCCTGTGAAGAGATAGAAGTCGAAATTTACGCTGATGTGGACGGTCGGGATGTTTCTTTATCTCTTGTGTCTGCCGGTGCGAATGAGGCCATCGAGGAATACAAAAATAAAGTCATTGATGAACAGTTGGATGCTATCAGGCAAATTGCACCGGACATCGTAATCATCGAAGTATAACTTTGTTAACCTGCCTGCTCTGTCTGTGAAGATATGGCGGGCAAACATGGAGAAGTGGCGGAATCAGTAGACGCACCACTCAATAATAGGAATGCCAACCTTAGATGTGGCGAGCTTGGCAACTCGTCCCAGTGCAAATCTGGGCTTCTCCACAAACTTGTATTGGAAAGGGGATATGAAAGTATTCAGTTGCAAATGGATATTTCCGTAATGCGCATACGGATAGTGTCCCCGAATGGAATAATGTGAGCCACACATAAATGGCAAGGGTTAGTGAATAATAGTTGTGCCCCGGAGAATACGCTTCGGGGCTTTTAATTAAAAAGATTATGGCAATAGATAAAATTAAAACAGTAGGTCAGCTTAGAAAGGTTATTGAAAATCTTTCCGATGATTACGAAATTGAGATGAGAGTTAGGCGCAAATTGTCGGATGATGAAGTAAAAGAGTTGCATAACAAATATGGTCGAATATATCCTTATCCATACGAAACCCAATATGTAGAACTTGAATTTGATGATGTAGGCGTATCCGACAAGGTATTATGTTTAGGAGTTGAACTAAAAGATAAATGATATGCCATACTACATAAAACGAACCAAAGCTAAGAAAAAAGACAAGCCTTTACCTCTGTTTGATAAAGCAGGGGTAACAGTAAAGAAAAAGCCGGATTATAAAAAGAAACTGGATGAAATTTTCTCAAAGTACATCCGTCTTAAATATGCAATGCCAAATGGAATGTGCCAATGCATCAGTTGTGGATCGTTTAAGCATTGGAAGGAGATACAAAACGGACACTATATGTCAAGACGATATACGTCAACCCGTTTTGATGAAGATAATTGCCGACCGCAATGCGTCTCTTGTAATATATTCAACCAAGGTAATGCGCAAATGTACAGACGAGGTCTTATCGATCAAATAGGAGAACAGCGTGTAGATATGGTTGAATACAGGGCAAAGAACACATCCAAGCATTATACGGATTTCGAGTATAAGGAATTAATTAAATACTACTCTGCCTTGGTGGAGAAGTTACGAAAGGAGAAAGGGATATGAAACTGATTAATGGAAAGGTATCTTGTACACAAAAAGAGCTACAAGAATTGAAAGATAGAGGATTTAATGTGAGCATGCACACTGAATATTATACCAATGGCATAGTTGCAAATGCTCATGGATTTTCTTTTGGTTTCTTTAATTGGTTAGATAATCTTGAATTCTTTATGAATTCTCAAGAAGTAGGATATTATTCCGATGCTTATCAAGTTAGATTGTTTATAAATTCCCAAGAAGATTTGGATAAGTGCTTAAATCTTATGGATGCGTTAGTTTCTATCAAACACTTAAAATCGGAATAGCTATGTTCAAACTACGTGATTACCAACAGAAAGCCTCTGATTCAGCCGTTTCTTTCTTCAACAACAAAGCGAAGAAAACAAATGCCATCATGGTATTACCCACGGGGTCGGGAAAGAGCCTTATCATAGCGGATATAGCACATAGACTAAATGACTATGTGCTTATTTTTTGTCCATCACGTGAAATTGTCGAGCAAAATTTCAAAAAACTATGTTCATACGGCATTCTCGACTGTAGCATCTATTCTGCTTCCTTCAACTCAAAGGAGATAAGCCGGATAACATTTGCTACCATCGGTTCTGTGAAAGCTCATCCCGAACTCTTTACTCACTTCAAAAACATCATTGTAGATGAATGTCATTTGGTAAACCCCAAAGAAGGAATGTATAAGGATTTCTTCGATGCGGTGAAGTGTAAGGTTCTTGGGCTGACAGCTACGCCTTATCGGTTATCATCCAGTCGTAATTTCGGTTCTATGCTGAAATTCATCACCCGGACAAAGCCTCATGTTTTTTCAGAGGTCATTTACCATGTACAGGTATCAACCCTATTAGATATGGGCTACTTGGCGAAGCTAAACTATTATCCGATGAATCCTTCAGGATGGAATGAACTTAACCTGAAAGTAAATACCACCGGTGCAGACTATACGGATAAATCAGTTCAACGAGAATATGAACGGATAGACTTCTACGGTTATCTCGTTCATATCGTCCAAAGACTGATGAATCCCAAAGCAGGTGGTAAGAGAAAAGGCATTTTAGTATTTACTCGGTTCTTGAAAGAAGCAGAGCGGTTGACCTATTCAATACCTGGTTGCGCTATTGTATCCGGTGATACTCCAAAAGCAACTCGTGAAATGATTCTCCAACATTTCAAAACTGGGGAAATACCAGTAGTGGCGAATGTCGGGGTATTGACTACGGGTTTTGATTATCCAGAACTTGACACTGTTGTTATGGCACGTCCTACGATGTCACTTGCTATGTGGTATCAGATAGTCGGTCGGGCTATTCGCCCCCACCCTTCCAAAGAATGTGGCTGGATTGTAGATTTATGCGGTAACATCAAACGTTTTGGCGAAGTCTCTGATTTACGGTTGTTTGATAGCGGTAATGGTAAATGGGTAGTTTGCTCTAAAGGAAGACAATTAACAAACGTGAGATTCTAACTATGGACGAAGGATTTTTGAGGCTAAGCCGCAGGTTTTTCTCGAATGAAATGTGGAAGGTAGCCCGTGAGTTTTCGGAGTGCGAAGCGTGGCTTGACTTGATTCAGTCAGCACGATTTGAGGCAACCGACAAGGCGTACAGCGAACTCATCGGAGGTCGGGAAATCTCTTATACAAGAGGTCAATATCCAGCATCCATATCGTTTTTGATGAAGCGTTGGCAATGGTCTGAAAAGAAAGTACGCTATTTCCTTGCCAAACTGAAAAAGAGAGGTATGATAACGACTTGTAACAAACAAGGCATGACTGTGATAACTTTATGCAACTATGATGAGTATAATCCTGTCAAAGGCAAGGATGAGGACATAGGTAGGGGCATAGATAACAACAAAGAAATCAGTGAGTTAAACAATGCTTTGGGCGAGCTAAGGGCAGAGCTAAGGGCAACTGCTGAAAAAATGGCTAAAAAAATGGAAGAATTGGGGCAGGCTAGGGGCAATAAGAAGAAGAAAGATAAAGAAATAGATAATAATAATCCCCCCATACCCCCCGAGGGGGAGGGGATAAATATAAAATCTCGTTCTGTTTTTGAATCTTATGTGAAATCGACTTTTGACACAGATTACTATTGGACCGAGAAAGACGCTGGATCAATGAGTAAACTTCTTAAGAAGATTAGTTTTTCCCGGAATCAGAAAGGTATGCCTGTTGATGATGATTCTCTATTGTACGCTCTTCAAAGTTTGTTATCATCAATACACGATGATTGGATATTGAAGAATTTTAGCGTAGCTATAATTAACTCAAAATATAACGAAATTGTAAATCAAGCAAGAAATGGAAACAAGGATAAGACCGGTAACTCCGATTCCGATAGGAAAGCTGTTATCCGCACAACTGCCACCTACAACATTGATAAATGACAAGAAGAGACGAGCGGAAGTGTTTGCTGAATGCTGCCGCTTTGTTTGTCCGGGATTTAAAGTTGAAGGGGCTTTTAGAAAGATAATGAATGATATATTTCTCTATGCAGAAGGTGATTCGGGGGCTGGGAAAGGCCTTTTGCTAACAGGAGATTACGGGACCGGTAAATCAACTATAATGCAAATTCTAAATAAATACTTATGGTTTATTGGAGGACGTGATGCCGGGGATTATCCCATTGGAGGATTCAGAATTGATTCCGCCTCTTATGTTGCTACTGGGTTTTCGATGAAAGGACGGGATTATTTGGAGCTGTATACTTACAATGGTGGAATCCCTAGGACGATCTGTTTTGATGAATTAGGGAGGGAACCTATTCCTTCTAAGCATTTTGGTACGGAGTTGAATGTTATGCAGTATATTCTTCAATGTCGATATGAATTGAGATACGAGTGTAAAACTCATATAACGACAAATCTTTCTATAGAAGAGATTCAGGATCGATATGGTGCATATATCGCTGATCGCATTAATGAAATGTTTAATGTAATTGAATTGAAAGGATCTTCCCGCAGATGAGAATACTCCTAAACATCCTCCTTCTCCTAGGAGTGAACATCTTATTTTACCTGGTGGTATATGCGATAGCGAACCACCTGATGGATAACATCAATTAAGACTAGATAAAAATGAAATTAGTTCATGGCAGTTTATTCAGCGGCTTTGATGCCCCTAGCGTTGCAGCTTCATGGATGGGATGGGAAAATGCCTTTCACTGTGAGATAAACCCTTTTTGCAACGAGATACTAAAATATTGGTTTCCTGATTCAGAACATTATGAAGATATTACAAAAACAGACTTTAGAAAATGGAGGGGAAGAATCGATGTCCTCACAGGCGGATTTCCTTGCCAGCCTTTCTCCCTCGCAGGTCAGAGAAAGGGAGCGGATGATAACCGCTACCTCTGGCCGCACATGCTCCGTGCTATACGGGAAATCCGACCCGCTTGGGTTATTGGTGAAAACGTTGCTGGAATCCTCACGATGGTTCAGCCCGGCAAGGAGACTGAAGTGGGAAGCCAAACCTCTCTTTTCGGAGAAGATAACCGAAAAAGAATATTGCTACGACAAGAGTATGTTGTCGAAACCATCTGTAAAGACTATGACGAGAAGAATAATCAAATGTCCAAGAACTTTTAGGGGAGAATGGGTCGCAGGATTCAATATACACAGACGCCATTCTGACAAAAAGATTGTTGATTGGCCTTGTATGTACGATGCAGATGAAAGAGAGTTTGATATGGGCGAGATATTGCCGAAATATAAACTTGGTGAAGTTGTTGCCATTGCGCAAAGCTACAAGGATGTTGACCGATTTCATAGAAAGGGGAAAAATGCGGATTACTTAGAATACTTGGATTCTATATTGCCTGAACTGAAATTATATCCCGGTTGGGGAAATAAGATGTTTGTTAAAGCCGACCTAATGCCCCACCATATCAAAATTACCGGGATCAAGGTTGAACGCCTACAGGACATTAGCGATGAAGATTGCTTGAAAGAGGGGATATTTGAATGGGATGCCGGCCAGAAAGATATTCCTTTCTATTCATTTTCATATGCAGACATTCCCGACTACTTTACCCCTCGTGATGCTTTTGCTGACTTGATAGACGAAGTATCCGGCAAAGGAGTTTTTCAATCCAATCCTTATGTATTTGCTTACGAGTTTGTGTTAGTTGACTAAGGGAGGAATAGCCATGCCAATAAGCGAAGTTGCAGAATTAATACTTAAAATCGCATTATTCATCCTAAATGCTACAACTGTTGCCATCATTGTAATTTTAATAAGCAAATGGCACAGACGCATGGAGGGCAAGCTGAATGACATCAAAAGTTATATTCAGCACGTAACGGATCGTAACGACATCGTATACATCAATCAGCTTGAAAGATTTAAAAGAGATCTGATAAAGGCTGAACGTTACGAAGATGCAGCTAAGATAAGCAAGTGCATTGAAGATGAATACAGTAATCTTAAAAGAAAAATAGAAGACAGAGAACAAATGATTGATCCTTTAAAATGATTATGAACCAAGCAGACAGCAACCTACTGGCGGAATGTATGAAGGAAGCCATGAAAGTGGAATTCCTGGACACCAGTGAAGAGATAAAGTTATGGGCTTATTCCTTGTATAATGCGAAAATATGGGGAAAGAACACAAAGTAAAAGAGCGTCACCCGAACCACCAGATAGACGCCCTTCCCTAATTCATAGTACAAATATACTATTTACTTTTAAATAATCGTACTATGTTTTCAGAAATATCAGAGTTAAAATCTATCAGAGAGCAGAAATCCAGATTGTCGGAAAGAGAGTCTGAATTATCTGCTCCTATTATGTCAGATCTGGATTATATTCCATCCATATATAAATGGTTTTGCGAAATACAGGATTTTAGGGATTGTCCGGGAAATAAGGATAGCGTTCATATCAGAAAGAAGTTTATATTTATTATTCTTTTCCTTTATGCTCCCAGTGTATTGGCCGGTGGAAGAATGCCAAAAGGACTTCGGGATAAGATTGCCGAATCGGTAAATATCAGCGATAAAACATTTATTTCCCACAATATCGAAACTGTGGTTGTTCTCTACAATAATTATAAGGACTTTCGGAAGGATATAGAGTATATTTACACTGGAATTGTATCTCGGTTGAAAGACAATGGTATAATAGATAAGGTATGATAAAAAGAGAAAACATAGTAATATCTAAAGTGTATCCCAATGATGGGCAAATAGCGGGATTACCGAAGAATCCTAGACTTATCAAAGGAGAAAGATTTCGTAAGCTTTGTAAATCAATAAAAGAGCTTCCCGAAATGACAGAAGCAAGGGATATTCTTGTTTACCCATATAACGGTGGATACATTGTAATTGGGGGAAATATGCGTTTGCATGCTTACAGGCATTTAGGATGGAAAGAAGTGCCATGCTGTATTTTACCGGAAGATATGCCAGTAGAAAAGCTTCGTCAAATGCTTATTCAGGATAATAATCCCTTCGGAGAGACAGACTGGGATATGATTGCCAATGAATGGGACGGCAAAGAGCTTGATGATTGGGGATTTGAGGTGTGGCAGGAGCCGGAACAAAAGTCTTCAGAGCGTAGTTCAGAGGAACAACAGGAAGAAGAAAGCGAAGAGGATATAGAAAAGGCTGATTTCTACGATATGATGCTTGGTGACAGGATATATGACAGCAATAATGATTTTGACATTCCTAATTTAAGGGCGGACGAACAGCCAGTAAGCGGTCTTGTAATTCCTTTATCAGCATGGGGCGCTGATACCAGGCAGAAGAAAGGAATATCCACCTATCATTTCTATGTGGAGGATTACCGATTTGAAGCAATATGGAAAGACCCGACAACTGTTCTTAATAGCGGATGTGAGGCTGTCATAGAGCCGAACTTGTCTTTGTTCGACACAACCCCTGTTGCCTACGGATTACATCAAATATACAAAAAGAGGTGGATTTCCAGATATTGGCAAGAATGTGGTGTGAAGGTGTGGGCTGATTTGAATGTGGCAAAGAAGTTTCAAAAGTGGAATCGTTTAGGTGTTCCTGACGGGTATAACGCTTTTGCGACCCGTGGATATTCTGACAGGCAGGAGTATTTAAAAGAAGAAATTCAGATTGCTCGTGAAATATCGGGAAAGGATATTCCTAATATGATAGTTTACGGTGGTGGAGATAAAATAAAAGATATATGCGTGCAAAACAGCATTATATATGTCGAACAGTTTATGGCTAACAGAGTTAAGAAAGGAGATTGAAATGGCTAAAACAAGTGGAGGGATTAGAGGACGTGATAGAATCAGAAGCGGAGTAGATGCAAAGAAAGCAATGCACCGCTTAATTAGGACTTATGGGAATGCTAATCGGGATAGAATATATAAAGCAACTAGGACAGTTATGGATAATCTATCGAGAAATACCGGTTATCCAGTTGAAGTATTGATGCTTAATCCAACATTATCGGGGAGTACCTTAAGACGAAGGAGGAAAAGATAATGGCAAAGACATCAGGAGGAATTAGGGGGGGCAGTGCAAAATCTTCCCGTAGAACTGGGCCGGGATTTACCGAACCTATTCAGGGACCTACAAAAGCGAGTTCCAATGCAACAGAGATTCAATATGTATTTATTGACAAGATAACGGGAAATGAGTCTAACGGTTATATTAGTTCTGATGTTGCGAAAAAGGCGATAAAACAAGCCGAAAGAAGCGATAAAGATGCTGGTATATATGAACCTGATAATTATTATATTCAACGAATAGAAGTAATGAAAGGGACTAATCGCTCTAGTAAGTACAGAGGGTGGTAATTTATAATAATAAAGCAAGTAGAAAACGGTTTGTAAACGGTTTGAAATGGCAAATAAGAATATAGCTAAAGATGGAAAGAAAACAAGATTTACGAGCGAAAACCAGCCTCTAAACAGAGGCCGGAAGCCTAAGCTATATACTATTGCAAAAAAAGCCTATAATATATCCTATGACGAATGGAAGGAGGTTGTAGTGTATGTTATGCAATGTACCAAAAAAGAGGTTGAGGATATTATAGATAAAGATGATACCCCCATGTGGGTCATTAATATTTGCAGAGCATTATATAAAGATTCCGGCAAGGGTTCTATCGCTACGTTAAAGGAACTGACCGAAAAGTTATGGGGAAAGCCCATGCAAGAGACAAAGCCCGAAGATGCCAATATACCTACCAATATAGACCACGGTATTAGTATTGATTCCTGGATTAAAGACAAGCTGAAATGATAGTACCTCAAGAAATTTACCATCCATTATACACTGATACGGATAAATTCATTATTCTTATCACCGGTGGTCGTGGCTCCGGCAAATCCTTTAATGCTTCCACCTTTATTGAACGGTTGACCTTTGAAATGACTCCGGTAGGAAAGATAGTGCATCAGGTTCTCTACACCCGCTACACGATGGTTTCCGCTGGTATGTCTATCATCCCCGAAATGATGGAGAAGATAGATTTGGACGGTACCACGAAATATTTCAAGACTACCAAGACGGATATAGTCAATAAGATGACTAAGAGCCGTATCATGTTTCGGGGCATTAAAACCTCTTCCGGTAATCAGACGGCAAAACTAAAATCTATTCAGGGGATTACTACTTTCGTCTGTGATGAAGCGGAAGAGTGGACGAATGAGGAAGAGTTCGATAAAATAATGCTCTCTATCCGTAAAAAGGGGATTCAGAACCGGATTATCATCATAATGAACCCGTGTGATTCCAATCACTTCATCTACAAGAAATACATTGAGAAAACCCATAAGCTTGTAGAGATTGACGGAGTGCAGGTGCAAGTCTCTACTCATCCGAATGTTCTTCATATCCACACCACCTATTTTGATAATTTGGAGAATCTTTCACCGGAGTTTCTGAAAGAGGTTGAGGATATGAAAGTAAATGATCCGGATAAATATGCTCATGTGGTTATCGGACGATGGGCTGACGTGGCAGAAGGTGCTGTATTCAAAAAATGGGGCATTGTTGATGAGTTCCCGATTTGGTGCAAAAAGGTTGCTTTTGGGCAAGATTTCGGGTATACTCATGACCCGTCCGCCTCTATTCGTTGCGGAATTATTGATAATGCTCTGTATTTGGATGAAGTGGATTACCGGACCGGGCTTCTTTCCTCTGACATCATTAAAACGCTTCGTCCATGGGGATTGAAGGTTATAGCCGATAGTGCTGACCCACGGTTGATTCAAGAAATACACAATGGAGGGATAAAAATATATCCTGTCGAAAAGGGAGCGGGTTCTATTAACGCAGGTATAGACAAAATGAAGACCATGGAGATTTTTGTAACTAAACGTTCATACAATCTTCAGAAAGAACTACGGAAATATGTGTGGGCTAAAGATAAAGATGGGAACTATATAAATGAACCGGAAGATCATGATAACCACGCTATCGATGCAGCCCGTTATTATGTATTGGGTGAGCTTCTTGGTAAAATTCAGAAACCTAAAGATTATTCGGGGATTTTTGGACGTTAAAAATATATCAATATGACATTAGAAGAGATTTTAGCATTAGAAGATGTAGATCAGAAGATCGAATATTTGAAGAAAGGGCGTAAAACAGAGGAACCCAATACCGGTGAAAACTGGAAGGATTGGAATGCTGATTTGCATGAAATCATTGTGGATAAAGAAAAATACCCGGACATCGAAGTTGTTGAAGAGAAGGAAAGGGAAGAATGGAATGATAGTACCGGTCAAAGCACTACTATCCCAGCTAAAAAACGTACAGAGCCGTGCAACCGTATATCTATCCCGCTGGAGCAAGATATCACCAATATTCAAACAGCATTTACAGTAGGGGTTGAGCCTAAGATGGATTGCGCTCCGTCCAATGAGGATGAAAAAGGGTTATTTTATGCTATCCAACAAGTACTGAAGAAGAATAAAATAAAGTACCAGAATAAACGTATAGTCCGTTCATGGCTTTCTGAACAGGAATGTGCCGAATACTGGTATGCAGTCAAAGATGATTCGTTCTGGACTAAATTCTGGAATAAAATACAGAAGGCTTTCGGGGGAAGTGTAAGACCGCAAAATAAGCTCCGCAGCGTAATATGGTCGCCATTCAGGGGAGATAAACTTTATCCTTTCTTCGATGATGCCGGAGATTTGGTTGCCTTCTCACGTGAATATAAAAAGAAAGATCTGGACGATGTAGAAATAGTATGCTTTCAAACTGTTACCGCTACCCATGTTTACCAGTGGGAAAATACGAATGGGTGGGAAGCAGTAGAGGAGAAGTCTTTCAGGCATGGGTTTAAAAAGCTCCCTGTTTTATATGGTTATCGCCCGGAAACTTACTGCCATAAGATAAAGACTATACGTGTACGCATAGAGAAGATATTATCAAGCTATGCCGATTGTATAGACTACCACTTCTTTCCGTATTTAATGCTCTTTGGGGACGTGTCAGGCTTTACAGGGAAGAAACGCAACAGAATCATACAATTGACCGGAGATAAGGCAAACGCTCAATATCTGACCTGGAATCAGGTTCCTGATACTGTTAAATTGGAACTCGAAGGGCTTACTAACAGGGCGTACGATCTGACGAATACTCCACGTATATCACCGCAAGAGTTGAAAGGTCTTGGAAATGCCATTTCGGGGAAAGCGTTCAGGTATATTTTTATGGGTGCGCACATGGCGGTATCTAATCATGCGGAAGTAATTGGGGAGTTCTTTCAACGGAGGGTAAACTTCTTGGTATCAGCTTTGGCGGATATTAACCCATCCGAATTTGACAAGGCGTCCCAGACTATTGATATTGATGTGGATTTGGTTCCATATATGATTGATGATATTGACGAACGGGTAAAAACGGCAGTTAGTGCAATAAATGGTAAGGTATGGTCCCGGAGAGAGGGAATTTTGTTTGCCGGTAATGCTGAAAGGGTCGATGAAGTCCTGAAAGAGATTGAGGAGGAAGAAAAGAATGAATCTTCTGAATAAGTCAAAAAGGACAATATTTAGGGTGTGTGGTTAGAAAAATTACGAGGGTTATACAAAAATGATACTCCTTGTTTTAGTAAGTTCCTGATGTCTCGTAAGATAGCATCATGTCTTTTTCCTGTAAGTTCGGCTATTTCAAGCGAACTCATTCTATCCGTGTCGTGGATTAACGTCGCCATCAAACTACTGTTATTCACTTGATGTTGATTGTTAGGATTATTGTTAAGCATAAACAATAAAAAAGAGGTATTACCACCTTTCCCGCTGCTTAACACATTCCTAACAAATGCTGACATTCCATTACAGTTTGCCACGGGGGTATAGTAATACCTCGATATTTTAAGTACAAGCATAAAAAATGCTCGCATAAATATGCAAGCTCCACTTGCATTTGTTAGGGTTGTAAATATGTTAAGCATTGCAAAGATACATACATTATTCATATTTCCAAATGTAAAGACTAAACTTTTCATGATTTCTTTTGATTTTATTGTGTTACTCTTGCTTAGCACATGAAAAAACTGTCGTTATCATCACCGAACATCTTATATCCGGCAAACAGGCTTAAAACGATGATTGTCATTTCTATCATATTCGTATGTTTTAATGGTTAATCTACCTCTATATCAATTATATCTAGTACGTTATCAGTAATCATGCTATTCACGGATAATTGTGCATGTTTTATTTCATTTTCTTGCATCCATCTTTTTGCACGATTGATAGCCGATTGCTTATTACTGCCATCAGGAATAAATGCCCCTAAATCGTTGTACTGTTCGTCTAGCAGTTGGAAATAATATCGTTTCATTGTCACATATTTTAATGGTTAATCTCCTACGTAATGAGCACCGTATCTTCCTGTACTAGCTGTATAGTAAGCCGATGCCGGTATGCTCTTATTATTGTACCCCTTATCCATTGTAGCCTTAGCAGCGTTGCTCATGGCTTCATGTCTTTCCGCCAAGAACTGATCCGTTCTAGCCTTCACCGCTTCCGGTGAGCAGTATTCTTGCAATTTCGCAAGGCTCCAAGCTGATTTCAGACATTCGGAGAACGTTCTTTCGTTGCCGGCACGTTTGTAAGAGCGCCAAGCGGATTTCATTATTTGGGATAAGTTGTAACGTTTCATATATCTTTAGTTGTATCTAAATTATTATGATGCAAATATAGATATATCTAAATAATATGGCATTGATTTTATGTATAAAATATGTTAATAATTAATCTTTGTCTAAATTTTGTATGGTGTTTATATTGTGAATAACTAAATAATTGTATTTTTGCACTCAAATAATAAAATTTAGGTATATGTTAAGAGTTAAAGAAATATGCAAGCAAAAGGGCATTAGCCAAGCGGAACTTGCGAAGAAAATGGGGGTTTCTGCATCTGCTTTAAATCAGAGCATAGTTGGTAATCCTAGTTTAGACAAATTAAAGGATATAGCGAATGCACTTGAAGTTACTATTTCAGAGTTAGTAGGAGATCAAAAAGAGGAAGAAAATACTATAATCTGCCCAAAATGCGGTTCTAAATTCAAATTAATCGAGTAAAATTTGCTTATTTGTGTGTTTCTGTGTTAATTTGTTGCATTGTATAACATAAAACACACAGTTATGAAGAGGTTTTTATTATTACTTTTAGTAAGCATGGCTACGTCTGTATACTCTCAAGATACATTCTTGAACTTTAAAATATTTAATGATAGAATTATATGGCAGAAAGTATATGAAACCTCTTTTTCAACTCAAGAAGTAATTGATTACTTTAAAATATTTGGGAATATAAGCATAGCCGAACAAACTGAATCTAGGATAATCGGAAGCTCTTCTGGTAACAAAATTGATTTCAACAAATATAAAGGTAGCAAAATTGGAAATACAATATTTGATGATGACTTAGCATATAAAGTCATCATAGATTTAAAAGATAAAAAATACAGAGTTACAATCTTGGATATACAATTTACAAAAGGAGGTGGAATAATGATCGATGGGTGGGGAAATACAGGAAATCGTTCATCAATTATAGATAATAAATACATAAAAGATAATAAATTTAAGAACTCTTTTTCTAGGGAAGGATCAGAGTCTTTAGATAAGTTTTTTATAGATAAGTTTAGTGTGAAAAAATTTTTGGATATCTTTTGATACTCATTATACACGATATAATCATGAAAAAAGAAAACATTCAAAATGAATTTGTAGTCCGTTGCGGTAAAACTACGGACAGCATGGAAATATTAGAGAAAACATGCAAGGAAGAAGCCGAAAAGCTAGTAAAAACGCTGAATCTTGCCGAAGGAGATGCAATATCCGTTCCTTTTTGGGCACCTGAACCCGGATTCCCCGAACTTATCTGCGTGGGAAAATTCAAAAGGGATGAAAGCGGAAAGGTTATCTACGAATTAGATTTCTCGGAGTCAACATTGTAACTCATTCCCGCCCTTCGCAAGAGGGCAAAAGAAAAGCGGAGGTTACTCCGCTTCTATATATAATTTACACACCACTCTTAATTTTGCTTTCCTTCAAGATTTGCAAGATTGATTGTTGGCAATATGATCGGCCTAATTCCTGATAAAGAAGTTAGAGTAGAAATATACGCTCTTACGTAAGGGAATAATATAGCTGGAGCATTTATATTAAAAAATATAGATTTTGTCCTATCATCTATGTCTGAATCAAATTCAAATAATCCAATAAGATTTGCATATACTTGAAGATTTTGTTCTTTATCTGCAATTTTTACACCGAATTCTAATCTATACAGATTTTCGTCTTCATTAGACATACTTTTTCTTTCAAGCTCAATAGATATGTCTTCTGAAATTGGCATAGAAGGATTAAATTCTATATTAGCCTTATTTATTTTATATTCTTTTAGTCGGAATTTAGCTACTTTTTCTGTCATAATTTAAGCTGCAAGATTAAAATATTCAATTGTATTGGTATAATTATTTTCAGTAATTGTATAATTGAAAGATTGATATATCCCGTCAAAATCAGGAATAACACATGAACTTTCACAAGAAGTATACCCTGAAATGGATATTGGGGCTATTTTTTCAAATAATATATTATCCATATTATTTGTGTCGCTAATTTCACAAATTAAAATATCCTCATGAGGAAACATTGTACGAAAATTATTCCACAACTCATACTCCATCTCCATATATTTTTCATCCCCTCTTCTTATTTCTTCTGGAGAAATTTCTATAATATGGAAATTAGTAATCTCATCATAAGCATATCTTATGTTAATTTGAGATATTTCATTAGCGATTCTAACCAAACTTTCAGTAATAAAATCTTTAGCATTCATAATATTCCATATTTTTCAGTGAGTAATTTGTTCAATTTTTCAGCGCTATCTTTGGCTCTAACAACATCTCTGTCTGTTATTTCCTCGTTAGAATAATCTGCTCTCTTTCTTAACATTTTTAATATGCCATAATAAGTATTATAGTCAATTCCATAAAATCTATTCTTTTTGGATAACTTCTCACTTATATGACTAGAAATATAAAAATGAGAATCTACAGATTTAGTTTCCCTATCTTGAATATCGTAACTAAGCCCTTCATAATGAGCTAACACGTATTTAGACAATTGGAAACAAGAGTAATATAAACAATGAATTGATGATGCAAGCTTTCCATTATCTACTAACAAATTAGCAGCAATAATGTTTTCTTCAGACTTTGCTTTTACAATAGGCATTTTGCAATTGTGTTATATTAATTGGTGATTTTAAATCATATACTATACACCAAACATTGTTTATTTATTGGGGGAAATAAAAAAAACTTCTCTTTCTAAATGGGATATCTTCTTATCCCTTAGCTGATTCGTAAGCATGAGAAGTGATTTAGAAGGATTTTCTATCATCAGTGTGTGTTGCGTGTACAATAATGGCTTCATGTTTATCTCCTTTCATAGAAATAATTAATTGTAAGACAATCTATATTTCTAGTAAGTGTTATTGCTATATAATTATGTGTTTAGTACATATCGACGTGCAAATATACAACAACAACATCAAACACCCAACAAACGATCACTAAATTGAGCATTTTCAATGGTTATTTAACCATCACTAACCTCACAATGTTAATTATTAACAGTTTCAGCATCACCTTCTCTCTCACCAATAGCACTAACTTCATTACCTTGTATTCTCTGTCTATTAGAACGGCTAATATCACAAAGAAGAGCATTTATTTATGCCTTAAAACAACTAATTTCCCACAATTGGGCAATTGTGGTTTATCCCTCATGTAATTATTTTATAGCTTTCTTCTTTGAGTGTAACTTTATGCTGTTGAAAATAAAAACTAATTCATACAGTATGAAAGAAAAAATCTTAGTAGCACTAAAAACGAAGTATAAAACCTTTGGGTTTGGTGATAAAGCGTTTGACGGGGTGGCTGACTACTTGTCTAAAACCGTAACTGAAGAAAGTCAAATAGAAACTGCTATTAGTGGGGTCGAAGGACTTCTGAAGGCTTTTCAAGGAGACATTGATACTGTTAGAAACGAAAAATCGGGTCTACAAAAACAATTGGACGAATTGAAAAATAAAATCGAGAATCCCAATCCTAACCCAAATTCGAAGCCGGAAGAAAAGAAAGATGATATAGCGACCATCATTGCGAACGCAGTGAGTGCAGCCTTTAAACCTCTTTCTGACAAGCTCACTCAACTTGAAACGGAGAAGGCGCAGGCCACTCGCCAAGAGCAAATCATGGGAAAAGCGAAGGAGTATGGTATTCCCGAAAGCCTTGTTCCTATGTTGAGCATTCCCGAAGATGCAAACTTGGATAACTATTTCAAGGATGCAAAGCAGACGTTTGCCAACGCAGGATTTCAAGATGTGAGAACTCCCGAATCGGGAAGCAATGAGCAGAACAATTCAAACGACATTGCCACCCTGATAAACAAGGGAACTGAAGAAATTAAAAACTCTAAACAGGATTAATTATGCCAGCAGGTTTTAAGTATGATTTAAGTCCGATTGAGAAGCAAATGCCGGAAATGTGCCGTTTTGAAACGGTTTATATATATTCCGGTGGCTTCAATCTGGATATTTCGAATTTGACAGGGGTTGCGCAGATCCCGCCTCTTACCCCTTTGGTTCTTGATTTTGTGAAACGAACGGCAAAAGCTGTTTTGAATGTTGAAGTAGCCGAGAAGATCACTGCCGGTTCTACTTCGTTGAAGATCAAGAAAAATTCTCTTGCGTACGTCGGTATGCATATTGGTAATGGTACAAATGGCGGTACAATTGAAGCTATCGACAAAAGTAATGCGGAATATGATACCGTTACTCTGGCCGCTTCACCAACGCTTGCCGCAGAAAAGGATGCGGTATTGTTTGAAGCTACTGCCGCAGCCGGTAAAACGGCAAAAGCGACAGCTACGGCTTTGAATTATGCATGGACTAAAGTAGAAGCGGGTGCAACTGTTACCGCTATAGGCCAAGCGTACGAGATCAGACCGACAAGACTCATTGTTCCTATCTCCGATAAGGATAAGGAGACTTTGGGTGACAGATTCATGTTCACTTATTAAAGAAAGGAGGAACTATGTATTTGACTATTCAAACATTACTGAATGATCCGGGAGTGGTGAAAGCGGTTATCGACCGTGTGCAGGCTCTAAGACTGGATCAAATCTTTTGGAAAAAGCACCTTGATTTTGAGGAAACGAAATCCCGTGTGTTCAAAACATATTTGGGGACAGTAACGGGTGTTGTTGCCGGTTCTGTAATTGACCGTAACTCTAACAAGCCGTTAAGAGAGCGTAAATCTTTGGGTTCCGGATATGGCGAAGTTGCCTATATGGGGGATAGATACCAGATGGACAACGATAGACTCGATATGCTTCAAGAACTAATCAATAAGTTTAATCAGGCGAAGACACCAGATCAACGGGCCGCACTGGACGATATTATCAACTATATTGTAGATGATATGCGTCAGGTATTGCTTGCTCCACACAAACGTATGGATATTGTGGACGGTGACCTTCGTTCTGATGGTAAAGCATCCGTAAAAGTAGATGACAATCCGCAAGGAATCGAATTGCTTGAAATGGAGTTGCCGGTTCATCGTATCACTCCGCAAGTTGCAGACAAACTGAACTTTGTTCGTTATCTTATGGAGAAAACCGTTGAATTACGTACCAAGTTCGGCATGTTCGTTTCTATGGAAATGTCCCGAAGGACTTTTATCAACAGCATTATTGGATCAAAGGACTTTGGGGATTTTTACAAACAAAGCTTTGATTCTAAAGAAGTCCGACTGTCTGCCGGGCTTATGTCCAGTGAGATGGCGACCACTATCTTTAGAGGATTGGGCTTGCCGCCTATCGTAATCAACGAAGATTTGGTGGAATTGTCAGACGGCACTTTCAAACAGGTATTTAAAGACAACCGTATTTCTTTGTTTACCACTCCTAAACAGGGAAAGATGCGCTGGCATACTCCGTATGAAATAACCGATCCGGTTCCGGGAAAGACTTACACCCGTTCAGAAGGTGGTATGTATATTTCCAACATACGTACGGATGAAGGCCGCTTCATGGAATATGGAGCCGAATGGATTCCGGAATTTACATCTCCAAACAAGATTGTAATTTTTGACCTGGATACGATGAATGCGTAAGTATGATAATTAGTGACTACATAAAGCAAAAGTTTCAGTCCTTCGGCATATTATTGTCGGAGGCTGACTTGGTAGAGATTAATCTTTCTTCCGGGGTTGACCCTGACGGGGAAATGACTGAAAATAATATGCAGTCTATCTCTGTTGCGATAGCAAGATTTATTCCCTCCTTATTGCTTAGAGCTACTTCTAAATCGGTATCAGAAAACGGTCATTCAAAGTCTCTTTCTTGGGATATTTCTGGTATAAAGTCCTATTATTCTTTTTTATGCAATAAGTATGGACTGAAGGACGAACTGAATACAGATAAACCTAAAGTAACATTTTGGTGATATGCTAGAAACTGCCCCACATAAATTACAAATACAGGTTATTACTCCAGAAGAGAACGACGAGTATAACCGACCAATACCGGGAACCGGTGGAGAGTCTTGGCAAGATGTAACAGATTGCTTCTGCCATGACAACTCCCAACAAAAGGAAGTTTCTGTCAATGGTGAGCGCTGGGTATATAATTACCATGTGGTTTATGAGGGTAAAAAGATTGTTTTAGGATCTCATATCAGGTGTCTGGATGCTGAAGGAAATACTGTAGGAGAGGGAGATGTGAAGAAGAATGCCGAATGCTATTCGGAGGAGTTTAAGGGTAGATGTGATATTTGGGTATGATTGTAACGACTGACATATATAAGATTTTGTGTGATAAGCTAAAAGACTTCTTGATAAAAGACGTTTACGACAGTTGGAATACCATTAAGAAAGGTGTAAAAAACGAATTAATAGTGATTGTTGTAAGAGACGCTTTGGAGCCGGAAACTTATTGGGAGATATGTTATCCTCATATCAACATCTGCGTTCCATATTTGACCAGTGGTAAGACTAATACGGTACGATTAAACGAGTTGGAAAGAACTGCAAAACAGTTTTTAATAGGAGAAAGTGGAGTGTTTGATAGTACTCAATATCATTGGGAAATAGACCGGATAGGGATAGAAGAAGATTTAAAGCTTGCATGTAGTTATGTAAATGTGGTTTTAAAGTTTAAAGTTTTAAATATAAAAATATAAAAGATATGGCGGAAAGTATACAAATATCAGCGGTTGATATAAAAAGATTATGGTATGCCGATGAAGATGCAGTATCAGCTGATTTGACAGGTACAGCGTTATATGCCCTAGTAAAAACGAACGGATCTGCTACCGAGATTAAAAATGTGCATCAAGACACGTGGACCATTGAAGAAGGAGATCCTACGCAAGAACCTTACAAAAATCAGCTGACAGGTTCAACTTACCGTATGGGAGCTAAAGCAATGGGAGATGTGACCTTTAACTTCACGATTGGTCGCTATGATTATGCAACAAAAAAAGAACTTATGGGCGGTGAAATTATTAATACCGATAAAGGTTGGAAGCGTGCCCGTGGTATTGTGGAGGTGAAAAAATGTTTGATTGCATTAACGCAAGACGATCAGTATTGCGTTCTTCCTTATGCAAATGTAGTAGCTCGTGAAGCCAATACTGATGGTGCGGTTGGTATTGCAGTTGTAGCTACGATGTTAGAACCTTTAAATGAGGCTGTTATGCCGGAATACTGGTTTGATGCGAGTGAAGTAAAAGAAGGGGTATGAAGATCTGAAAATGTAGCACTTGCTTCTTCTGAAACAGCTACGAATTCAAATAGTTATTCAGCTAGATCAAGGCGGGTGAACGCTGGGAGTACTGCAAACTATGGCTCTTCAGGAGAAGATGGGACGCAACCGTCAGAGACATTATCTATATTGTAAAGTGGTGAGGGGTGAGGATTTGTCGTTCTTGCCCCTTTTTAATAAGATAGTTATGAACAAAGGAGCAAAAGTTATATCACAATCAATTATTGGAAATGATTTTAGGACAATTATTGTGAATAAGAAAGGATATACAATATATCCTCCAACTATACACAGTTTGTCAAATGCTATATCATACTTATGTGATGTGCGAGAGGGAGAAACATTAAGAGAGATTCTGATTTCTCTAGCAGATTTAAAATACTATGCTCACGCTCTTTCATGGTTTATTAACGGTGATGATAGTCTTTTTGAGGAACTTTCTAAAGGTACTTATGAAGAGTGCGTAAATGGTGTGGAAGAAGCAATCTCAATGATTGATGTATCGGTTTTTCAGAAAGCTGTCGGCTTAGCGAAGAACGTAAGCCTGCTGGCAGCGACACCGAAATAGCCGGTAATGAAACGCTATTAGGACAAATTGCGTCGTTCATGGAAAATTTGCATTTGTCTTATAAAGAAGTTGTATATGAAATACCATATAGAAATCTGGTTTTAATGCAACGTGATAAAATACATCAAGTATTTGGAGATAAAATAAAGAAAGTGAAGGGTAAAGATATGGCATCACGAAGGCGTCAAAATAAGTAGGTATGGAATTCATAGGGGATGATAGCGGATTGAGCGAACTTCAAAAACAAATAGAGGACGCTTTCTTTTCTAAGTTAGTAGAAATAGGGAAAGACGCCATACGTTACGCCCAGAAAAACGGAGAATATCAAAATCATACATTTAATCTACGTAATGCTCCTGGTTTCTGTGTGGTAAGAGATGGGCGTATAGTAGCTATTGAAGTAGGAGATGATGGAGGGCATCCCGAAGCTGTGAGAAATACAGAAAATATGTTGATATACTCGGAAAAGCCACAAGACGGATTATATTTAGCTGACGGAATGCCTTATGCCTCTTTTGTAGAATCAAAGGGATATGATGTGTTGACGGCAGCAAGAAAATACGCAATAAGGCAAGTCCAAAAGAAAATATATAAATAAATATGGCAGGGATATTTGCAAATGTAGACAGTGACATTCAGAAGCTCCAAAAATTGAAGCAAGAAATCGAGAATGTAAAGAAGTCATTGAAAAGTATCAATGTAAAAGTAGATATTGATATAGCACAAGGTTTGGAGGCACAATTAAAGAGTCTCACAACTCAATATGATGCCTTAGCCGCTAAGGTGGGAGAGACGGAGGCTAGGATAACAACGTCTGCAAATAAAATTATTGATGCTTCGAATAAAATTATTCGGGCACAGGAAAAAATGTCGCAGGCGGAAAAAGTAAATAATGTATCTTCTTCTAGTACTTCATCATTTTCTTCCGATAATGCTTCGGAAACAGCTTCTATTCAGGCGCAGGCTAAAGCGTATGAAGAACTAAAAGCTGAAATCGGTGATGTTCTTGGTACGAGAGGACAAAATATAAAGAGGTTAATAGAAGAGCAAAATGCGATCCGGCTACTTAACGCAGAAATAAAAAAGATCACTAAATCACAGGGGGAATCTTCTAGCCTTTCATCTGCTCAACAAAGGAGACTGGAACAATTAAATAACTCTTTGCTTACTCATAAAACAGCACTTGCTGAAGTAAGACAGAGTTTGAGTGCTAACGCTAAGTTAGACAATGCTGTCGCCACTTCTATGGATGCTCTTTCTCAATCTTTAGGTAGGATGAGAGCTGCTTATAGAGCATTGACAGAAAGTGAGCGAACATCTCCATTCGGGAAAGAACTATTAGTTTCTATTCAACAGGCAGATGCAAAAATAAAAGAGCTAGATGCAACGATTGGGAATCATCAAAGGAATGTCGGTAATTATGCAAGCGGCTGGAATGGACTAAGCATGTCTATTCAACAAATAGGTCGTGAGCTCCCTTCTTTGGCTTCTGGGTGGAGAACTTTCTTTTTGGCTATCTCTAATAACTTGCCAATTCTTGCCGATGAAATAAAGAGGGCTAGGATTCAGTTTGAAGCTTTGAGAAAGAGTGGACAAGCTGCTACACCTGTTTGGAAACAGGTTGTTTCTTCCATAGTTAGTTGGCAGACGGCTTTAACTGTAGGGATCACTCTTTTAACGTTGTACGGAGATAAGCTTGTAAAATGGATTAGTGGTTTAGGGAAAGCCGAAAAAGCTATCAAGAATTTATATACAGCTCAACGATATTTATATAATGTAACATCTACAGGAATAGAACAAAGTTCAAAAGAAATTACTAAACTTAACAGTCTGTATAAGATTGCAACAGATGTAACTAAATCTACAAAAGAAAGGAATAATGCAGTAAAAGAGCTGAAAAGATCGTTCCCTTCTCATCTTAAAAACTTATCAGATGAATCTATAAAAAATGGTGAGGTCGCAAAGTCTATTAAAGAGCAAACAAGGCAAATTATAGCAAATGCTAAAGCGACAGCAGCGGCCGATCAAATCGCAAAGAATTGGTATAAATCATTTCAAGCTGGAGTATCTAAAAATATTGCATATATCACAAAACAGAGATTAGAGCAAGAATTAGTTGCAAAAGAAGCAACGGTTCAACAGCTTTCTCAAATGAGAGCCAGACCAGAAAGTTATGCCGGATTAGCTAAAGAAATTGAGGGAATAAAAGACCGAATAAAAGAAACTGATAGAGAAATAGCAATACAAGAAAATCTACAAGATTCTTATCAAAAATCGTCTCAATCTCTTGAGAAGTTGGTAACAGTTGCTGGTCTAGGTGGAAAGTATGAAGATCCAGATGAAGATTACAATTCTATTTTAGACCAACAAAAGAAGATAGCCAATCTTTTGGATAAACAGGCTCTTGAAAGAAAGCGAAGAGAAGAAGATTTGGAAAATCAGGCTTTCCAAGCTCGTATTAATACGATGGAGGAAGGGGAAGCAAAAATACGGGCACAAAGAGCTTTGGATAACAAAAAGGAAATCCAAGATTTGAAACGCCAAAAAGAAGACTACATACGTACGGAAATCGAATATCAGAAAAAAGTCTTTGATGAGCAAGAGGAACTAAAAGCCAAAAAGATCAAAGGATATAAAAAGAAAACATTTGATTCGACCAGTGTTTCGGTAGATACTTCTGTGCTTGATTCAATCAACCAAGACATCTTAAAAGGACAAGCCAATGATGTAGCTAAATATTATAAAGAAGTCCTTGCTAAATACCAAGACTATACCGCACAACGTATAGCCATCGAAAAACAATTCCTCAATGATGAAAAGAAACTTAGGGACGGATTAGCAAAAGCTAAAAGCGATTCTGAAAAGAAGCAATATGAAGATGCCCTAAAAGAACTGGATAAACAGCGCAAGAAAACTATAGATTCTATTTCAAAAAGCGAAATCGAAGATTCTGGCATTTGGAAAATGTTAATGGGAGACGTTGATGCATTACCTACAGATACACTTGAAAAATTATTATCTGATGCTGAACAACTTGTCAAGACTACAAACTTGTCGGCTACAGATATGAAAGCTATGATGGATACCATAAATAATGCTCGTCAAAACCTTATAGCTCGCAATCCTTTCAAGACATTGAAAGAAGAATATGAAAAGTATCAGAAAGCAATAAAGAAAGGGGATAAACAGGGAGCCTTTACTTCATGGAGTAATGTGGAACAAGCTAGCGAATCTATAAAGAGTAATATTTCAACATTAGGGGCTTCTCTATCTTCTCTAGGAACGACTTTTTCTGATGAACTGGGAGAAGGCATCCAAAAAGCAGTAGATGTTATAAATGACGGTATTACTGCATTCGAAGTATTCGGCAAAACTGGTGAAAAGTCCGCCGGTGACACAGTGAAAGGCATTAGCGGAATTATTGGGATCATAACTACGTTAGTGGGTACTGTAATGAATGCTTTTGATTCTACAAAAGCCGAACAAGAAAGAAATATTGAATATCAACGTAGACAGGAAGGATATTGGGATTCTATCAACTACCAAACCGAACGTTATCTGGAATTGCTCAAAGAAGCCGCAGGAAATGATTATTTTGCAACAGCTACCCAATCATTAACAACTCTTGAAAAAGCTAGAGAAAAGGCATACAAAGACATAATTAAATCTATGCCTGTCGGTGATGTTGATGCCGTGACATTTGGGCTTGCTCAACTTTTTAAAAGTGGTAAGTTTGCTGGCAAAATGACTGAATATGCCTACGGAGGTCCGCAAGCTAAAGAAATATTTGATTTCATACAAGCTAATGGAGGATATGATTTAGAAAATAAACTTATATCTGAAGAAGCGATTTGGGCGATGAAAAGCAATGCTGACATCTGGTCTAAGTTACCGGAGTGGATGCAACAAGCTATTGACAAATTTGTAGAGTTTAACGATAAGGCTAAGGAACTAGAAGAGACTTTAAATGAGGATTTATTTCAAACCACTTCAAAAGGTATCGAAGAAGCAATACTGGAAGGACTAAAAGGAGGAAAAAGAGGAATCGCAGATTTTGGAGAAGATTTTGAAGAGATAATGCGCAACGCCTTATTGCAGTCGTTTGTAATAGATCAACTAAGAGGTAAAGCACAAGAATTTTATAAAAAATATACCCTTTTGGCTGATAGTGATAAAAATGGGAAACTTGATTTAACAGTAGAAGAGATAAGCGACCTTAGAAAAGATTGGAATGATATTATTAGATCTGCTACAGAGGAAGCAAAGAATATTGATGCCATTGTTGGCGCTTCTTCCTCTTCATCCCAAGAAGCTTCAAAGAAAGGCTTTGCCACTGCATCACAGGATTCAATCGACGAACTTAACGGGCGTTTCACCGCTTTGCAAATTGCCGGAGAAGAAATCAAGAGTCAGAACCAGCTACAAACGATGTCTATTCTTGAATTGAGAGCGGATATGCTGCCTATTATTGCCAATACCACAGGGATAAAGGATATTGCTAGTGAGACACGGGATTTGTTACGGCTATCTTATGAAGCTATAGTAGACATTAGAGATAACACTAATGTGATAGTAAAACCTATTCAACAAATGGCTTCAGATATTGCAGAAGTTAAACGGAATACATCAAAATTATAATATATGGCCGACTTATTAATTAATAATAAAGACACTTTCGCAACGTGGGGCGTGAGAATGGGAGACGGGTTCATTGAAGCTATCTATGCCCCGCTTCCAATGAAAGAAGTTATAGAGAATAAATCCCGTTTACAGGACGGAAAGAAAATAATTATAGCCAATCGGAAGATTGACGAACGGGATCTAACACTAACCTTTACCCTACAAGGGAGTTCTCCATCTGATTACATCACCAAGTATAAGGCATTTCTGAATGAGATTACAAAAGGGGAATTTACTGTCAAGGTTCCCGCCTTAGGGGAGGAGGTTTACCATCTATATTACACCCGTTCACAGTCTTTCGGTTTCAATACGGCAAGGACGTTTTCAAAGATTTCGATAAAGCTTAACGAGCCAAATCCGGGTAATAGAGAGTAAAATTACCACAATAGGCAAATTGTGGTTTATAGGATTGCCGGATTTTATGTTTTGACGTTTCTATCTGCGAACTTTGTGATATGGCAGAATTAGTATATATCAAAGACATATCCGGCAACATTCGCTTTTCGACTCCTATCAATGAGGGTTCGAAGAGACGCTTCCTTTTGATGCAAGAAGATTATATCACTTTGCTATTTAGTCTTTCTAATCCGGTTTATTTCAAACTAGGAGACTACGTGGACAATGAATTAGGTATATTTGAGTTGGTAGACCTGTATAAGCCTACCTACAACTCCAATACCGGTGCATACGACTACGAACTACGTCTTGATGCTTATTACTGGAAATGGAAGAACAAGAAGTTTTTCTATACACCGGAAACCACCGGACGCGAAGCCGCATGGAATCTCACCGCTACCCTTGACACGCATTTGAAAGTCTTTTTGGATAACCTGAAAGCTCTTGGCTATAAATTCAGGGATCTGGATTTTACTTGGGACATTGATAGTACAGTAAAAAACACTTCCAAGCTTGTTTCCTATGACAACGTAAATCTGATCGACGCTCTCACACAGATGGCGGAGACTTGGGAGTGTGAATGGTGGATAGAAAATCATAAGATTTGCTTCGGACGTTGCGAATACAGCTCACCTGTTGATTTCAAAGCCGGTGACTTGACAGACACAGAAAATGTGAATGTCAACAGCATGACACGCAGCGACAGCCAGACCACTTATGCGACCCGTATCTACGCTTTCGGTTCTACCCGTAACATTCCTTCCAGCTACCGGAAAGATTTGATATTCGACGTAAAAGAGGTTAATGGACGTAATATATCCGACACGTCAAGGCCGCTCAAAATAAACTACTTTCCGTCACGAGTTACATATAAGGAAAACTATACCGCTAGTAGCAACGAAGGCAGCGGTCCTTTTACTCCCTCTTATACAGAATGGACGCTTGATAAGACTTTAGCTTCATCAGCCAAGGGTGGTTCTTATAAAGTTGTTTCGGGAGGAATTTCAATCAATATATCAACAGCCGTTCCGCAAATAGGGAACCGTGCTTTTCTACCGGCAGGAGATTATATATTGAAGGCGTCATATATCTATAATGTTTCCGGGGAATCAAAAGAGGTGATTATTGGTAATCAGACCGTTTCATTAGCCCAAAATCAACAATATGAGATTGTGTCTAAAATACAGGTTCCCGACACGTTGGTTATCGACAAAAACAGTTCTGATTTAAAAGTAAGGGTATACGTTCACGTACCAGCTCCAGCTTCTTCCGAGCTGTTATCGACTTTTCAGGCGTATGTAACATACGATATTAACGTGTATGGCGGTTCTTCTGCAACGACTTCCGTAACATTCCTTTCCGGTGCAAATGCCGGACAGACTTTTGCTGCTGTTTACAATCCCGACCTTTTAACCGGTGACGCAGCAAACATTATCCAGTTACCGGAAGGTGTAACCGCCTCTTTAGGTAATCGGTACACCATTAACAACATCATAAGCGGTAAAGTCCCCGATAACTACTTCAGTAAGGATGACAAGGAAATGACCCTTAACGGAGTTGTTCAGAAACGTCTTATGCTCCCGGAGGGTATTTCTTATGTAGATGCTTATAAATACAGCCCGACCGGTGAACGTATCAATATCGGAGATGAACGCTATAATGATCCGGATAACGTGGAAATGCCAGAAGAGGAAGCAATCGAAGAGATCGTTATATTTGAGGATGAATATCCCCAATACAAGGGCACAATATCCAGTGTCAGCCACGATGACAAGGTAGACGATAACGATAAGGAATATCGGATCTATAATTTCAAAGATACGGGACTGAAGAACTTTACAGAAGATTTTAGGCTGGATGGTGAGGAACTTCACATGATATTCCAAACTGGCAAGCTTGCCGGGATGGACTTTGCTATCAATATTGTAGAAAGCGATAACACCGGAACAACCTTCGAAATTGTCCGCAATGAGGATTACGGTCGCTTTCTTCCGGATGATGTTCTTTATCCGCAAACCGCACACATGGAGGACGGTGAAGAAGTCCCCGCAGACACATATATCCTTTACGGCTTTGATACCGCATACATCTCCGAACAGATGTTGCCGGACGCAGAGCAGAATCTACTCAAAAAGGCAAAGGAATACGTAAAGAAATCCATGATTGACCCGTCCACCTACGATTGTGAGATGGATGCTGATTTCATCTACAATAAGGGTAATATCCGTACATACGAAGTCGGGGCTAAGATCAATCTGATAAATAAGGCATTTTTCCCGGAAGGCAGACAATCAAGAATAATCGGTTTCGAGTGGCCGCTGGATATTCCTTACGATCATCCGATTTATACAGTCGGTGAAACTGCCTCATATTCTCGTATCGGAGAGATAGAGAGCAAGCTTGATTCCCTTACTTACAAGGGACAAACCTATTCCGGCTCTGCTGTCGGAGGTGGTGGAATCAGTGTATATGTTATTGGGGTTAATGACAAGACAATCCCGTCTGACAGAAACGTATTCTCTGCAAAAAGAGTGCTTCAGGAGATTATAGCTTATGCTATAAGTAAGACGAAAGATGATACAGCACTAGGGCTTATTTCATTCCTGAACGGCATTAACGTTACCAAAGGTATTGTAACGGACACGATAACTGCAACAGAATTGAGCAGCAATATTGTAAAGGTGCTTGATAAGCTTACAGCCAATAATGCCGCCTTCTCCGGCAATATATCTTCTGTTGATTATGCTGAAAAGTTACTTGGCTGGCTGATAACCCCAGCCGGTGATATAGATGCGAAGTCGTTGCGCCTACGTGATTTCCTTGAAGTGCCGGAATTGCGATATAACCGGGTATCAGTTATCACGGGTGAGGAATGGAACGCACCCGGAGGCGGTATAATCGAATCAGTGGACGAAGAGAACAGCATCGTTTACCTGAAGCTTGAACCGGGCGAGGTTACAGCAGTTGAAGTGGATGATATTTGCAAGGCTAACTTTAACAATGACACAGGCTTTCAGACAACCTATTTCCGGATCACCGAAAAGCTGGATAATGGTTCTTTTAAATACGTTCTCCGCAGCGGATATACTTACCATCCTCAAAAGGCTATGCACTTTGTTTGCTACGGTAACTTCACCAATGCGGAACGCCAGAAGTCCAGCTATTCCACGCAGAATTATATCCGTTTCCTTAAGGGTGTAAACAACTGGGAGATCACAAAGGATATGATTGCCATGCAGTTGGGAGACCTGTCTAACCTGAAACTGTTTGGAATGGATATGACCGGACATAGTGCATATCTTAACAGAATCTACATGACCGGTACGATCAAGCAGATTTCAAATGACGGTGTGACGGAAGTACCGGTTCCGGTTTTTAAGGGTGAATGGAAATCCGGAACGTATTGGTATTATGACGAAGTAACCCACAACGGAAGCACATGGATTTGCATTGAATCTACGACTACGCAGGAGCCATCAGATTCTTCTACTGATTGGTTGAAGGTTATTTCTAAAGGGGAAGATGGGCAAGATGGACAGGATGGAAAAGACGGTAAAGGCGTACAGAGCGTTGATGTCCTTTATTACCTATCCAGTTCTTCAACCTCCCTTTCCGGTGGTTCATGGTCTACAAACTCACCAACTTGGGTAGATGGGAAATACATTTGGAGCAAAACCAAAGTGGTATATACAGACGGTTCATCTATTGAAACCAATCCCGCTTGTATCACCGGAGGTAAAGGTAATACAGGGGATGATGGTAGGGGAATATCAAGCATTGTCGAAGAGTATTATCTGTCTACTTCTTCTAATTCTTTGGTTGGTGGTTCATGGAGCACAACGCCTCCGACATGGGAAAATGGGAAATATATTTGGACTAGATCAGTAATAACATATACAGACAGCACATCAACAACCACTAACCCTATCTGCTCTACCGGTTCCACGGGTGAAACTGGGATCGGAGTCAAGAGTGTTGCCGAACAATATTACCTGTCTACATCATACAGCACGCCTACCGGTGGATCGTGGCAGACTTCTGTTCCGGCATGGCAGGATGGCAAATACATCTGGACACGTGTAGTTATCACCTACACTAACAATACATATACAGAGACAGATCCGGTATGTGTAACAGGTGGAAAGGGACCAAGCGGAAACGATGGCGTAGGGATAAGTGCCGTTGATGTTTTGTTTTACCTGTCAACCTCTTCTTCATCATTGGAAGGCGGAGCGTGGTCTACAACGTCTCCCAAATGGGAGGATGGTAAGTACCTATGGACTAAAACAAAGGTAACTTATACGAATGGTTCGACATGGGAAAGCGATCCGGCTTGCATCACTGGAAGCCAAGGAAAAACAGGGTTACCCGGTGCAATGCTCCGTCCCCGTGGAGTATGGAAAGCCAATACCGAGTATTATAACAATGAGACATTCATAGATACAGTAATCTATGACGGTCAGAACAAGTTATGTAAGATCACGCATACGTCTACAACTTCTTTTGACTCAACAAAGTGGGAAGAGTTCAGCGAGTTCGAGAACATAGCAACAAACGTCCTTCTTGCGCAGAATGCGACGATTGATGTTCTCGGTTCTTCCGGAATATTTGTTGGAAACTTAGATAAAACGAAGGGCTGGATAATGACTGAAGGCTCTATTAAGCATAATGTTACAGGTGTCGAGCTAACATCTGACGGTAAAATATCTCTTCCAGAAACCGGTGGAATAAACGTAGGCGGAAAGACTTTCATAGAAGCCGGCAAGATAAAGACGGAGTTTATTGATGTTGATAATTTGACCGTAAAGAAACTAGCAGCCGTAGAGGGAACAATTGCCGGGTTTAAAATATCTGATACACATATCGGTGTTGATGATCCCAATCATAACAATGCTTATGAAGGATTATCCCTATACAAAGATTTCATTAAATTTTCAGATGAAAAATCATGGGCTGGGATTGGAACTAATGTGTTTCCACTTTCTTCGGGAATGTCATGCTTAGGAAGATTTGATTTTACAAGCTCGGAAGTAGATTCTGGTACTGCCGTTTATGCAAAATTCCGTCCGGCTGTAGACGATTTAGGCTGGTCACAGCAAACAGCAATCCAATACGATGGTAACATATACGGCATAGGACAACGTGCAATATTCGAAGATGGATATATAGGGCAAGCCTATACAGATGTGCTTACCACTTTTATAAAAAGGACTCATAATTTTGTGTTTAATGGTCAGTCTGTTGTTAACTTAGGAATGGTTTTACCAGGAAGAAGTAATTTAGGAATAAATAATGATGTCTCTTTTCTCTTAAGTATTGTCATTACATGGAACCCAACCACAGCTCATCGGATTACCTTAAAAGGTTCATCTGATGGTAGACTGTTAAACAATGCAGGAGAAGTCCTTAGCCCAGAGTTGGATTCAAATGGAGCAATTTCTTTGGGAAGAGGAAATACCCTTTTGCTTAGATATTGCTCCTCACATTATTATATAGTTAGCTATAGATATCAATAATAATTATGAAAATAGACTTTCGAAAAATAGAATTAACCGATCTCGAAGGGAACAAGAGTACCGTCGATGTATCTAAAGCATTCGGAAATGCGATTTATCAAAATACAGGTGATCTTGGAGAATTTAATCTCGCTCAAGATATATACCGGAAAGGAGAAGTTGATATATCTCCTGAACAAGCAGAATCTCTAAAAAAGTATACGCAGTTATTTACTCGTGTCATTGATCGAATAGCTGTCAGCAATGCTCTATCACAAGAAGAATAAATAAGTTGAAAACAATGGTAGCAAAAGGAACGATCATAAAATTAGCAGTATCTATTGAACTACCTTCGGGCTTGACAATGGATGACATAGATTTCGAATGCAAGTTCTCTGTAACTCTCAATTCCCAGACGATCAAGAAGTCGGAAATGGTACGTAATGATGAGAACAGCTACACTTGTTTCCTTGATACCAACATCATAGGGAGGGGAGAAATTTGGATAGAAACCACGGCTTATCTTCCTGACACGGATTATGAAGGAGGAATAAGACCGGAGGTAGACAAGTCGGCAACCGGAATAAGAATCGTGTAATATGGGATGCATACGGGTTAACATAGAAGTCTCGAAAGGAATAAAGGTGGGAACATCTCCTTTGTCTGGAATAAATGTCTCTGTAAATCCCAGCCGTTCAATTAAAGTGTCGGTAGGGATTGTCTGTGACGTTGGCAAAGATGCTTATTTGAGAGTAGAGCCTGATTACATCTGGCTGATGCCCTCCAATAACTTTGAAGATAACGTAGATGTATTGTCAAATGTGGTATGGACCACAGCAACAAAAGAATAAAATTTTATTGTTTAATTACTTAATGATTTGAATTATGGCAAAGCCTAGTTGGTTAAATTTAAACCCTTCAACTGGAAGCGGAAATGGGACAATTGCAAACAGTGCAAGTGCTCATACAGGTCGTACAGCTAGAACCGGTACGGTGACAATAACGGGTGTCGGAGTATCTACTCCTGCAACTTATAAAGTAACTCAAACTCCTAAATCCGAGTTTGCATCTTTTGATAACGGAGCGGAAATGTCAGCGCCCAAAGCTGCCGGGACTGTCACAGTTGAAGGTAAGACTAATTCTCAAAAGCTGACCTTTGCATGGGCGGGTAGCGTATCAGATGTTCCCATTCCAGCGAAATATAGTGCGAATGGGACACAGACAGATAATGCGGCTAGCATCACAGGTGACCCAGGTGCTACAGCAGAGTTCCCATTCTCCATAGAACTTGAATTCCCAGCAAATGAAACTATTGAAGAAGTTGTAAGAACATTAAAAGTAACCGCAAACGGTGGTCAGGCTGTACAGATTGCAATCAAACAGGCAGCAGGAGACGCAAAACTATCCGTTTCCCCAACAGAAATTACAATTCCTCAAAACGGTTCAGCTGTTTCCGTTGCTGTTACGTCTAACACTTCTTGGACTGCCGCATAATGGATATACTTGTACCTTGGAAGGAAGGAGAAGGAAACATTGTCATTACGCCCGGCCCTAATGGAGCCGCAAGCGTAATGAGCGATGTTGCCAATGAAGGATTGGACAGGCAACAAACTGTCGTGTTCTCGACTACTAAGGGCAATAATCCAGTTTCCGTTTCTACTACGGTATCTCAAGAAGGGAAAAGACAGGCATTTGCAGTGACCGAAGGACGGTTTATACTGTCTGACGGCAGTACGTTTAACGTTATAAAGAGTAAGTTCTATGAGTGATTATAACAGTCAATATTCGGGAGCTAGGATTGAAGAACTATTGGCAATGATACCCAACTTGGCTAAAGCAGACCTCTCCAACACTATGACGGTTTCTTTGGGAGCAAACGGTTATGCCAAGTTCAATAATGGGCTTTTGATACAGTGGGGGACAAGAGTCGGAGCAACCGGGGGGGCAATTAATCTGTATTTTCCTACCAGTTTCTATAATACTGATTATAACATTTATTTCACTGGAGCAGTAAATAATACAGGTGAATCTTTTATATATGCTCCGGGGTATGACCTTAATGGTAAATATACATCATATTGTAGAGTTCTCACCCGTGGAATAAATTCAACTCCGGCTATTGTTTGGACTAGCTGGAATTTTACATGGTTTGCAATTGGTAGATGGAAATAAGGAGGTAATATTATGGGAAAAATATATTGGAAAAATGGTTTCTATGATAAACCACAAGAAGGAGCAGTAGAAATATCGGTGGAGTACTGGCAGGAATTGCTTGACGGTCAATCATCCGGAAAAGAAATCAAGGAGAACGAAAGCGGTTACCCGGTATTGGTTGAGCATGAGTACACCATTGATGAATTGAAAGAGATAAAGATCGCAGAGATCAACGCTTACGACAAGTCGGATGCTGTAAACTCCTTGACGCTGGACGGAAAACAAATATGGCTGGATAAAGACACCCGTGTAGGATTAGTCAACTCAATAAACATAGAAAAAGAAGCGGGCCGGGTATATACTACTTTGTGGTACAATGCGGAGAAGTATGTAATTCCCGTAAATGACGCTTTAAATATGCTTGACCAATTAGAATTATACGCTCTTGATTGCTACAATACTACACAGGCTCATATTGCAGCCGTGAAAAATTTACTTAGCAAAGAAGAGGTTAATTACTATAATTATAAAACCGGTTATCCGGAGAAACTCAATTTTGTATTATAAACTATAAACAGATAAAGCTATGATTCTACTAGTATTAATGTCGTTCATCCTCATTGCCGGCTACGTCTTTGCAATGATTAAAAAGATGGAGGAAATTCCTTACTCTATCAGTGACACCTACTATGCCCTGACGCATAAGTTTTGGTTCGGTTTGTGCATGATCGGCTCCGGTGCATTGCTTCTTCCGGCAGCATTTGAAGCAAGTACGGAAAACAGCCAGTTTCTTGTATTCCTTTCGGTTGTCGGGATGATTGTATTGGGTGTATCTCCCAATTTCAAAGGAAGCCAGAAAACCGCCCATTGTATCGGTGCCGCCATGTCTTTAATCTTCTCCCAGATATGGGTAGGTTGCAATTCTTGGTATTGGCTTTTACTATGGGCTGGATTCATCGCTTACATGGTTATCTCCATGAGTGAGCACTGGACCGGCAATTTCATCTCTGACTTCATAAAGAGAAAGCCGATGTTCTGGATCGAGGTAATTTCATTGTTGACCGTTTATCTAACTTGTTTAGTATGAAAAAGAATACAAAAGAAGATATACAGGTATGGACCGCAGTGGGAATGTTGTTTGCAGGAGTCGGACTATCCGTTGCAGGTTTTGTTGTAGAGCCATTAGGTCAGATTCATGACAGTGTATTGTGGTTTTTTGCTCAATGCCTGATATATGCTGGCAGTATATTTGGGATTGGGATTTACGTTAATGGGAAGTTTAATAGTTTGGTTGATAGGCTTAACAACAATAAAGAAGTAAAGGGTGATGAATCAGATAAATAAAATCAGCGCATTAGCCAGCAAGCTTCTATCCAAGATCGGAATAGACGGCATGGCTCACATTATAGTATGCCAGAACCTGGTAATGTGGCTATCAAAGTTTTTTGGAATTGTGCCACTATGGGAAGCAATCATTATAACCGTCGTGATCTTCGTCCTGAAGGAAGTGTACGACAAATACTGCAAGAAAACAGAGTTTTCAACTAAAGACATCATCTGTGATTGCGTAGGTCTGGCGTTGGGAGTATTAACATTGATATTATAGGAGGAAAGATATATGGGAAAGTATTTCACAGTAGCCGAAATGGTAAAGAGCGAAACGGCAGATAGACGTGGTATAGACAATCGCCTGCCGAAAGCATTGATATGCAATGTAAATGGATTAATAGACAATGTTCTTGATCCTCTCCGGGAAGCTTATGGCAAACCTATCACTGTAACGAGCGGATATCGTTGCGAAGCATTAAACAAGGCTGTAGGAGGAAGTAAGACCAGCGAACACATGAAAGGAATGGCAGCCGATATAGTTGGCACTCCGAATACAAAAGCGGAAAACAAAAGGCTATTCAATCTCGTACAGGAGCTTGGACTTCCTTTTACGCAGCTGATAGATGAGAAGAACTTCTCATGGGTTCACGTTAGCTATGATAGCTGCAATGTGAAAAAACAGGTTTTAAAATTATAATCAATAGGAGGAACAATCATGGCAACAATAAATTTGGAGTTTAAAAAGAACAGTAGCGTATGGTATGCGGAATTTCAGGTGAATTCTGATTTCAACATCCATTTGGAACGCGACAACTACGGTCGGGTGAGTATCCTTCAACGGACAACAAGTGAGGGGAATTTTGAACCCGTAGTTTTGCCCGGAAGTCTTGCGTACAATGCAGGGGTAACCATAGACTGTGATTTTTCCGCATTGGTCTACCCCAAGACAATCCGCATCGAAAGTTATAGCGAAGTATTAAGTGGAACAGTAACCGAATCCAGCAATGAAGCTTAATAGGTTGTCTTTAAATGTAGTGGGGCTTAACCGGATCGGCTTAAACCGAATCGGTTCGCCCTCCCGTGGCTCTTCTTCCGGCTCCGACCGTCCTTACATCGACCCGGAAGTCTTAGCCTCCTTGAAAGCCGTCTGCATCTGTTATGGTAAGAGCAACGACGATCCGGACAGGGCTGTTGTCAAGAACTTGGTGGACCCTGACAATCCGTTTGTGATTAGTAATGCGGCTTACACCGAAGGAAGTGGCTACGCAGATAAAGGTAGTCCTTACTATGGTGCCTTCGTCACCGACGGAATCAACGACCTGATTACTTCCACCAAGACCGTACAGGAGATGCTGGGAGGAAGTAATGAGATTACGGTGGTGAGTTTAATAACCCACATATCAGGCACAGGAAAGTATAATATCATAGGAGATGGCGGAATCCAAGTAAGCGATTATTCCGGTCAAACCTTTATGGCAGGGACTAGCAGTAGTGGTGAAAAGATCGTGGAGCTTGGAGACAAAGAGAAGCTACAAGCTGTTCAATATACTACCTTTGATTCGAAGTTAACCATCGGGCTTGAAGACAGCAGTTATGCGTATTATGGTACTTTTGTTTTTAATAAAGAAAACGTCCCTGTAGACTGGATTCATCAGGTAATAGCCTACTTCAACTTGGATAGAACTCTTAACCCTGATATACTGTGTAATACCATCAAGCAGGGAATCACCAACGAGAACCACGCAGAGTTTGGCGATAAGCTGATTGACTTTTCAGGCAACGGTAGGGATATTCAGCTGAATAATATTGCTTGGAAAGGGGATTCAGGTATTGGGAAGTATGAGACTGATTTTACAACTTGGACTAGAAGTCATTTTACTGATGAAGTCAATTTTACCCCATCTAAAATCGAGGTAACAGGAATCTTAACCACTAATTCCATACTAATAAACAACAAGCCAACGCCTATATATAATGTTGAGATACATAGTCCCAATAAATCAATAGTTGTTTATTATCAATATAATGATGATACTGGTGTTAAACGAATTGCATTAGTTGATGGGATTAATGAATTACCATCTGCTAATGATTCTTTATTTGTTACCTCTGACCGTCTTAATAGTAAAGGTATAACCATCACCCAGATTCCCTCCCACGCAGGTGCTCTCTGCCTTGACGGAGTAAATGACTTCGGTAAGGTGACAGGGATGCCTGTTTACAAGGATTATACGGTAGTAACCGATAGAGAAATATTTGCTAATATTGGAGCTATATTGTCAAAGAATAATCCGGGGGCATTTGTGGAAACTGCCGGAAATAGTGTTTATAGTTTTGGTCAAGCTACTTCTGGTCTAAAATTTATTTCTACTAGAAGTATATCTTATTTATCTAAATACTCTTATTGCGGGCAATCTATAGCAGCAGGTGCAGCAGAAGATGTCCCTGATATGTGGTTAGGAACAATTAGGGATGGTGATTCTCGTTTCTTCAACGGAGCTATCTACTCTCTCATGTCCTTCCCATATAGTATGTCCGAGTTCTTGATAGAGCGCCAGTTGAAGAAGCATAAGCTGGGTACGCTGTATCCGGATATGGTGGAGTTTAGACCGATAGTGAAGAGTAATCTACCTTATTCTTCCATAACCTATTCTGTTAATCCCGGAGAATATATCTCTGTAGATAGCATGGTTACCATCACTGTAACGTTGCCAAATACCTCTGATAAGCTAATGGAGGTATCGTGCAATGCTATCAGTGATATATCCATATCCGGTGACAATGGCGTTTACGAGATTACGGGAAAGATAGTCAAATCCCCTCAAAAGATAAACCTTGTTATCTCCAGCTACTTGACAATGCTGAATAACGAGACTTTAATTTCAAATGAAACATTAATTAAAAACGAATGATATGGAAAATTTAGAAAAGATACAGGAAATCGGAACTACCGAAAAGGCTTGGATTGAATATGCACAAGCTATCGACCGAAACAACGAAAATATAAGAATAGCGTTAGATGGTATTATTCGCAAAGAAGTGCTTCAATCTACTATGAAAAGAATAGCTATTTATGTCCCTTTTCCCAACATGAAATTACCTATTTTTTTGAAAGTTCAATGTGCTTCTCCTACAGTTCCTGTTTTTAATATATATTACAAGGATAGCCAATCCGGAACACTTAAGGTTTACCTCAAAAATCAATCATTTGATACTGAAATAGAAATTAATATTCAGCCCGGATATCCTTATTTATATATCTATTCTACGAGTATTGATGATGAGGTAATCGAACCTGTAGATTATTCATTTACTTACACGACTCCTGATTCTATGGAATATATACTAAATAACATAGATTTGAAAGGTTCTAAAATTGTAGCATTTGGAGATAGTATTACAGAGCTTAAAGATGATAAAGGTCGTAGTTATAGTGATTATATCGAGAAATTTTATGGTGCAAAAGTGTTTAATGTAGGTATTGGGGGCACACAGATTCGCCAGAGGACCCACCCTGTAGAAACTCCTACTAGCGAATTGCAGGGATATGCCGCACTGGATGTTATAAACATGGTGAAAGCCGCTTGCTCCCAGGATTTCACTATGCAAGAAAATGCTGCGACCTATTTGAAGGAGCTTAAAAATAGTGATAAAACAGCTATAATTGAGTTGTTGAAGTCCGTAGATTGGGATTCTGTTGATGCAGTTACAGTTTTTGCAGGAACAAATGACTGGCCTTCATATTCTGCGACTTTAGGTGAGAGTGGAAGTACGGATATTGGTAAGACTTTAGGAGCTGTCAATGAAATTATAAGATTGTTATCATCGACATACCCTCATGTGAAAATCTATTGGTTCACCCCTATTGTTCGATATTCGTCTTACTCTATTTCCGAATGGGATGATAGGTATTGGAGTGATAGGATGGGTAGCACTGAACAACCATATCTTCCACAATCAGGAAGCAATGAGCCTAACACCTCTGACTCATTGAAAAATGGGACACTTAAAGATTTTAGTGAAGCTATTGAAAATGAAGTAAGACTTAACCATATCCCATGCTGTGATATGTATAATACGTTGGGGTGGAATAAGTATAATTTCAGCCAATACTTTAATGATAGTGATGGTACACACCCTAAAAAAGGATTCAAGGAAATAGCTAAAAAAATTGCTTCCTTCCTAATCGCAAATAAAACGTTTTAATAGCAATTATGAAATACATTACATTCCCCACAGCGAATTTGAACGAAATTATTAACAAAATAACATTTATAAAATAACTTATGTCAACGTTACAGTACATCGTTTTTCCATATTCCGATTTGGAGGAAGTTCCACAAGAGGAGCTGGATAAAAGAAATTTAGTGCCTCGTATAAGCTTGAATGGTAAAAAGGCTTTGATGAAAGCCGAACATTATGCTGAAATATTTGCAAGTAAAATGATTATGACTCTTTCAGAGGATGGAGAGACACCGATTGTGTCTTATCCTTATCCTGTCTACGAAGGCGAAGAATTGAATACTTTGCTGGCAAGTTCGGAGTGGTCTTCAAGTGATAGTATCCTATGAAGTCCCTCCCTTGGATGCTAGTCTGCCTGTTGCTTGGCGTGATCGTGTGGATGCAGTGTAATCCGCACGAACCGTCAACGGTGTACAACATTAAAGGAGATACTGTACGTATCCGGGACACAGTAAGAGACACAATACCCAAACCGGTAAGGGAAACTCTAAAACGTACCGATACGGTATATCTACCGATCCTGATAGATACTACCACTGATAGAACCGTAGAAGGCGATTCAATTCCGGTACTTATACCGATTACAAGCAAGGAATATAAGACCGATGATTACCGGGCGGTAGTCAGTGGGTATAATCCCAGTCTTGATTCTATGGAAATATACAGAGACAATAAAATTATTACTTTTCCACCTTTACAGAAGAAGAAACGATGGGGATTAGGTTTACAGGCAGGGTATAGTTATCCGGGTGGTTGGTACGTAGGAGCTGGAGTTAGTTGTAACTTATTTATGTGGTAATACCGGCACTATCTTCACAGACCGTTTCCGGTATGAAAAGTTTAAGTTTCACTTATATAACAATTTCCTACGGAAAAAGGTTTTAAAGGAAAGGAGGATAAAATGATACATTAATTAATACTAAGCACTAAGTTTATCCGGTAAAGTAGAAGGCCGGTAATCGTTAATGATTATTGCAAGGGTTATATCTTTGTGTTTGTCCCTGGCTATGTAGTCGGGGATTTTTATATATATTTATAAAGAATATAAGTATAAATAGAGTAAGAAAA